ACCAGAACCAGACTCAATCAAAGGAATCGAATCAGACAAAGAAGCCCCACCGCTACCACCACCCACATTAATAGTGGTACTAGAAGCATTAAGGATAGTTACATCAGAAGTAGTAACAACAACATTAGAAATATCGCCAGTAGTTAAATAAACATTACTAACATCAGATCTAACAATAGAAGTAGATCCATAATCAGAAACATAAAGAACTGTTACATCAGAATTAGCAACAATAATATTAGTAATATCATAATTAGTTAAAAAAACATTACTTGTATCTGTTCTAACAACAGTAGAAGAACCATAATCTGTAGTAGATATTTGAAGAGTAGTTAAATCACCCGGCACGAGTCACTTCACCCTGAAATGAAGCTTTGCCAGCTATCAAGGTAGTAACAAAGGTTCCATTAACTTCCTGAAAATCATAATAGTAAACACCGCTTTTAATATTTGCGGTAACAGAAGATGCAATAGAGAATTGGACAACACCATTAGCGCCATCAGTGATAGCAGTAGTAAAAACAGCTACAGAGTTAGACGAACCAGAAGTTTTTCTAACCTGCCCCGAATATGTTCTAGATGAAATATTGATATTAGCATTAGAACTATTGCGTAAACGAAGTTCATGAAGATATGTGTCTCCTTGATAAATTGTAATATTTCTTTCAGCAGCCATAAAACCTCACAAAAATTATATATTTATTAATACATTAGGCTAATTCAATAGTGCCAGAAATAGTAGTACCAGCAACGTTGGCTCCGGTTACATAAGTATTTCCACTAAAAATATTAAAGGCAGTATTTGTTGCCCCTCCATTAGTAGTAGATCCAAAAATACCGCCACCAGTACTTGTTGTTATACCATTAATTTGATTTCTAAAAATAATATTACCACCACCAGCACTTACATAAGCATAAGTTGTTATTCCTAATGCTCCTATAACATTAACTGGATACAACCCACCTAATGCAGAAGACGCTGTAACAGGCAATGTTATTATTACATCAGAAGCGCCAGAAGTAACAGTCCCTAAAGAAAGGACAATACGAAAACTATATGTTTTACCAATTGTTATATGTCTTCCTGCAATGGTAGGACTAGTTATATTGGTTGTTGTCGGTGTAAAAGAAACCCAAGCACCAGCAATATCTCCCGCACTATTAGATAATTTAGCATTACCAATAGTAGCAGCAGCAATTTCAGCACCAGTAATAGTAGCAGCAAGAAGTTTAGTATTAGCAATAGTATTAGTAGCAATATCACCATTAACAATACTAGTACCCAAACTTAACTTAGAATAGGCAATGGCAGCAGTAGTAGAAATATCAGTATTAGAAATAGTATTAGCCAAACTTAACTTAGAATAAGGTATAGCAGCACCAGTATTAATCTCAGTAGAAGTAATACTATTAGAAATAAGTCTAGTATTAGAAATAGTATTAGCAGCAATCTCAGTACCCAAAATACCCCCGTCAGTAATCTGAACAGAAGTAATCAACCCATTAGGAGAACCAAGATAATTAAACATAACTAAGCAATAAACTCCACACCAGAAATATTAATAACAATACCAGTAAGACTAATATTTGCAGCAATAATAGCATTAGCATTCAAAATAACTGATGAATCAATCAAAATGGAAGCATTAGCTGGCACAGCCAAAGAGCTTAAGAAAACATTATTTGCAAGAGCAGCAACATTAGAAGGTGTAACATATAAAGTTACAGTACCAGCAGTAGTTGTGTTAGGATTACAAATATTAATATTTTTAAGAATACTATACGACCCCGCATTTGTATTACTCGTATACAAAGTAGTAAGAGTATTCAAAGTAGGAGAAGCAATATTGAAATTTTTTGGTGTCAAAGTAGCCATTTATAAACCCATCCAAGTTAAAATTTTTGTATCATAAACCGTAGTATTCATATCCTGTAAGGAGGCAGCATCCAAAATATGATCCACAACAGCAGTAGCAAGATGACTATTAGCAGTACTACCATCATAGCCGCGAGCAGAAACAGTTAAAACATTACCACTTCTAGAAGTAACAAGAATCTTTTCCTCAGCAGCAAGCCCTCTATCAATAGTAATAACAAAAGGAATAAAAGGACTAGCACTCCCAACAGGGAAAGAAGCACCATTCGTTAAAGTAATAGAAACATCACCAGCAGCAATACCACCAGTAATAAGAGTAGTAGAAACTACATTACCTCGTATCTCCCTTCTTAACATATTAGTCCAAACTCACCGTAACAGCACCAACAGGAATACGCAAAGTATCGCCAGCAACAAGAGTTCTGTTAGTCGTCAAAGTACCCCAAAACATATATGTACCACTTCCAATTGTAGCAGAATCATAAATACCAATCCCAACAACAGTACAAGCAGGCATATTAGCAAAATCAACAATACTGCTATTAGAAATAGTACCAGTAGACGTAGGAGTAGCAAAAGGAATAGCTAACCTAGCAGTATACCCAGAACCACTCACCTCAGTACCAGCAGCAGCATCAGTAGGTGTAGTAGTAAACAAAGCCAAATAACAAGTAGGCTTTGTAAAAGTTGCAGTAGTACTCAAAATAAAATTTAATAAGAAGTTTTCAAAAGTGTCAGAAAGCGAACCAGCCATAAACTACACCCCCCCAACAATAACATTATCAACGATTTCATCAACGATTTCATCAGAAACAACCTCAATATCAACGTCATCCTTCAAAGAAGCAAGATTAATATTAACATTATCAATTTCAACAATACCACTTAAACTTGCAGAAGTTACAACATTATCACTCATAAACAAAAGTATACCATAAAAAAAATTCTACAGAAAGCAAAAAGCCCCAGCTTTCGCTGGGGCAAATCGCTCTTTTATAAAAAAGAATTAACTATGCACGCATCTTGATATTCTTAGCAATTGCGTAAGCATCCAAGTTTTCAATAGCACTACCGACACGCATAAACTGAGTGTACTCAATCATGTCAGTCTTTGGCTTGAACTGGCGATACACGGTAATATCACGATGCACACCAATAATGCGGTTATTTGGGAAAGTAAGCTCAACATAACCGTGGTTACCAGTACCTGAGTAGTCGTTACCGGCAGTCTCAGGCATCAAAGGAACCTCAATCAGAGGAATCCCGTAAGGGGCAAGACCAGTGGTGCCAATTCCACCTTGGCCTCTCATTGAGCCTTGGAGGTAAGCCATGTCGCCAACAGTAGAAGCTGGCGAAGGAGCGCCAGCAACGTTTGCAGTTGCACTGTTAGGATTGCTCAAGCTATAGATAGTGTCCTGAACAACGCCCGAACCCGAAAAATAGCGAAGCTCGCCACGACGCTGAAGGTACTTGCTAGGCAAGGCGCGAAGCAAACGATCAAAAGTCGAACGTGAAGCCGAAGCACCAAGCTCGTCAACCAACTTACCACCAGCAAGAGCCAGCTTAATAAAGCCATCAGCACCAGTCAAAGTTGAGCTACCAGCGAGGCTAGCATTACCATTGATAAACATATCATCAAGATCGTTAGCTGTCTGACGAGCCATGATCTGAGCAATATGATCCTCCAGACCAGCACCTTCAATGTTATCTTCCAGCGACTCAGTGCTGATTGCCCAATCCAAACGCATCTTTGTCGTAGACAAAGAAACCTTTGAGAAAGTAACAGGAACATTGACACTGTTGTCAGTAACTTCAGTTGCCTTAACAAGCAAACGAGTTCCAACAGCAACCTTGTCGATTTCCATAACTGGAGTGCGCATACGCACAAACCGCGAATTCTGCATGATAACTGACTGATCTACGATAAAATCAATAAACCGATTTGCCTGTGCAGGCTTAAGAATACCACCACCGGCAGCTTGCGTCTGTGAACCAAACGTAGAACCAGCGGTTACCTCATTTGCCTTTAAAAGAATTTCATTTTGTGTTGCCATAATATATTCCTCCTATGACCTAAAGCCCAAAGCGTCAATAACGTCCTGTGACATAAATGCGTTACCCCAGAAAGATTCGGTATCAGACTTAGCAAAGTCCTCAACAATCTCTTCTGGATCAACACTCTTCTTGCTAGCACCAGACTTAGCAAAAGCTAATTCCGATGCTTCTAATTTACCTTCAAGCTCAGCAGTCTGAACTTCAAAACTCTTTGTGATATCCTCGATCTTTGCCTGCAAAGAAGCTTCAACATCATTTTTGATTGACGTAGCAAAATCTTCTAGCTTCTGATCGACTACAGCACTAAGAGCATTTTTAAGGACTTCAATATCCATATCTTCCTCCTGTATATTCTTAGCAACTTCAACCATTTCATTTGTTGAAGCAACTTCTTGTGCATTTGGTACAAGCCAATTCATGAATCTCTTAACAAGAGAGAGTTTTTCTTGGTCTTGTCCAACCATATTAAAGATACTATCATAATTAATATTATCTTGCAACGAATCTACTTGCATTTTAACAATATCCATATCTTTAATTGTATCATGCTTTAAAATATCATTAGCATTTTCAATACTAGAATCTACTGATTTACCTAAAAGTTGAGCAATCAAAGCAAGAATTTCTTCAGGAGTCATTCCAGCAGTATCGCTCATCTCAGGTACTTCCATCTCAGTCGTACCATCATTAGCTGTTGCATCAGTAACATCAGGAATTTGATCCAGATTATCAACAGGAACACTCATTTCACCAATAGGATTATTTATTCCCATACCCTGTTCAGAATTAGGCATATCACTTTGATTCATATTCCCATTATCATCTACACCTTCAGAAAGATCATCATCTGGAGCCATAGGGATATCAACACCACTAGCAAGTAATGAAGAACGTAACTGCCAATCCCACTTCTCATGCATATCAATTCTTTCAGCAATAAAATTAGCTATACCTTGCTCATTCATAGAATTAGCACAATCAAAAACATCTTTCAGCATTGGAATAAAAATATAATTCTTCAAATACAGATCCAAAGCCAAATTTTTGGCATCAGAACTAGACGAATTATCTTCAAAAGCAGCAACATCCTCAGCCTCAGAAAGAGTAGGAGGAAAACTATTAAGTTTCCTAATATTTTCAGCAAATGGATCAATTGATTCATAAACATCAGTATAAATTGCTTCAAATAAACTATGATACTGAAAGAAATCTGGCCCTTCAACATTCCAATGTGCTCTATGAGCAGAAAAATATAAAACAATAGCATTAGACATTGTGTCACTTAAAC